GATGTGGCGTTTTCTACGGCATCCCATCCAACACTTATATATCCATATGTTCCATATCTGGTTGTCTTCTGGATATATGTTGCATTATTGATTACAGGCTTGCTCAATACATTCTTTTCAATAAACTTCTTTGCCGCAGCATCAATTCCGGCTTGCAGTTTATCGTCAATCTTAACTTCGATTTCCGGTATATCAATGTGTGGTGGTTTGAGTGGTGGCGTACATGCCATTGTCGGCACTGCACAGGCAAGTGTTAATACTGCCATTAATACAACTGCTATTAATTTTTTCATTTTTCTCATAATTTTCCTCCTATTCTATTGCTATCCAGGTATATTCCGCGCCCTGCATTAGTTTTGTTATTGCCGTATTATCTTTTGGTGTATACGAAACCGTTCCGCCTTCGACAGCAATTGTCCCCGAACTATATCCAACAGTCTTAAAGTACTGGCTATAACTTACACCGACAACTGTTGTAGTTCCATCTGCATATGCCGCACTTATCACTCCACTTGTCGAGGCGCTTTTGTGGCAAAATAACACAAAAGTGCTAACATTATCAAGTCCCGTATCTATCGTAACTGGATCTGCGCCTGCACCCGTAACAGTCCCTTGTGCTGTCTTGCTTCCACCAGAACTGCCCCCTGCGAAACTTCCGACAACTCCGAAAATGGATACACCGTTTTTAATATTTTCCGCTAACAGATTTGCATCACCTTTGATTGTCTGCGTACCTGACAGATACTTTCCAGACGCTATGGTCTTATCTGATGCGCCTGGTGTTATTGTTTGTGCAGCCTGGCTCTGAATGGAACCTGTTACTTTTCCATTGTTTGTATAACCAACAATTCCCGATAGCATCTTACCTGCTGTAACATCGGCATCTGAACCAGATATACGGATATAATACTTATTATCTTGGACACCCTTTAATGGATATGCGTCTTCCGCGTCTGTCGATATATATCCGAGCAGATTATCACCTTTTACTGTGTCCGGTGCATCCTTTACCGTCATAACCGTATACGGATTGATAACCGAGTACCTACCCTTTCTCAGAATTTTCTTCGCTTTCCTGCCCACCGAATCTTCCGGTAGATAATATGTGTCACCACTTGTTGTCCCTTTATTCAATTCAAAATATCCGTCATTCGTTATAGTCCAACCAACATATGTTGTGCTATCATAACCATCTGGAAAGGATGTACTTGTCAAACTTTTTGTTGTATAATTCCACTCTTCTTTTGCATTGTAAATTGCCCATACATAAGCACCAGTTCCGATGCCTGCCTGGCACTGATGTGTTCCAATAACCTCTTCGCCCGCAGCGTTATACCCTATGATTCCTTCCAACATCTTATCTGGAGCTACCGTAGAGCCCGATAGGTCTATGACCGTCTTTGAGCCATACATTACCTTGTTGATTCCCACTTTTTCACCTCCTATCCGATATTGACAGTTGTTCCGCCGGATTCTCCGTCGGACTCTACATATGGGATTTCCCGGACCGTTACACTGGACAGACAGTTATAACCTTCATCCGGCGTAACTACTTGTTCTGCAACTCTTGGAGTCACCGTCTTAGCCTGTGCTTTCATAGTTCCAGATGCTCCCGAGCTTTCACCGAAATACATAACCATGTAATTAATTCTGATAGAGCCTGTATTTGCACCAGACGCTAATGTTGCGTACCATATTCCGTTTAGATACGTTGCTCCTTGCACATGCACAGTCTGGGCGGAACCGTCGCCATTTGCAAATGACACTGTCGTATTGGCATTTGAACTATCATCCGTATCCAGTAGAGTATTTAGCTCTTCGCTAGTTAGAACCGCTACTGATGTGGGACTACCAGAACTGATCTGTACAACTTTTGTTCCGGCTTCCATCCGGTTGATATTCCGCTTTGTAGTCTTGTAATCCTTGAGCGTCTTGTAGATTGGAAGTTCCTGGCAATTTGTAAAATAGTCTTTAGTTAATCCGACATATACATCATCAGACTTGTGCCGAAGAAAATACCTGGCCCTGTCCCCATTCACATCCCCAAACCACCCGATAGGCGATAGTATCGTTGGCAATTGGTATCCGGTCGAGTAATCCATTCCACCAAATTGTAACTCACCACGTTCCATATCGAGGGTGTAGCCATTTGTCTTGGAATATAATGAAATCAACTGTTCAAGGGTATTAATTACGAACTGCTCATCTTCACTCTGTATGATTCCTGCAGTTACTGTTCCAAGTTTCGCAGTAATGGCACTCAGCGTCTCAACATCAAGATTTTCAATGGCGATGTAATACAGTGCCCACTCTTTTCCATCCCATCTTTTAATCGGCTGTTTTGATCCAGTCGTCCATAACTGATTCACCTCTGGATTTTCCGGCGCCGTCTCAGACACAATGATTCCGGAATCTCCATCCTTGCCCTGAGTCCCATCTTTGATAGTTTCAGATTTCGCACCGTTCTTATCTGTTACTGTAATCGTAGTCTCACCATCTTTCTTATCGATGTCCACGGTCGGGGAATAACCATCCTCTCCCGGCTCTCCGTTAGTTCCACTCTTCGCAACCGAGTAAGCGGTGTTGCTACTGCCGTTCGTATAATAGGTAATTGTTCTAGTCCAGAGATATTTCCCCGACTCTGCAGATACTGGCTTGAAGCTCCATTCTCCTTCTGGTGGTTCTGTCCCGGAATCTCCGACCTGATAACTTACTTCGCTGTGATCCACAGATACAATCTTGCCTTGCAGCTCTTTCATGATGGCATCGACATCCTGCGTCTTCTTGGATTCCATTAATGTATAATTAGCAAGTTTCCCGGTATCTTCTCCGACAACCGTGTAATGATTCTGTACTTCCTGCACTCTGGCAGACAGGTATATTTTTTCTTGATATCTGTTGTCTGCGATCTGAATGGTATCCCCGATATCCGCCTGTAAATCATATAACTCCGCCTCATAGGATACTTTCTTATCATTCCGCTTCTTGAGTTCTGACAGCCCTCTGTTAAATAGTTCTTGTGGAGAATCCGTATCATACTGGAATGCTCCATTGATATATCCGTCAAATTCTCCCTGTCCTACATAATCATAAGCTCGGAATCTGGACCATTTCTGATGTGCCTCTCGGTCGTAGATTCGGATATGACCTTTGGGACTATAGTATTTTCCGTCATCATATTCGATGGAAGAAATGTTTGTCACTACACCATCCGTTTCCTTGCCGTAACAGATCAGACAGGTACACAAGTCTTCGATGCTTCCGCTTCTGGTCAAGGCAACTAAGTTGATGTCATCAATAAATGTCTGCTGAACCTTATCCTCGCCAATTGTCTTGTAGATGTTCACGATCTGTTTTGTTACAGTCACTCCATTCATCTCAATTACAAACTCGCATTCTGCATCAAACGCATTCATGATCATCCCAATTCTGGCCAGATGACTATCCGTCTTGCTTTCATATTTTGTGGCTCTTTTGCGGTCCGGAATCTCATTGATGCCAATCTCCCAACCTGTATCATGCAAACATCGATTCATAGTATCCTCTACAGATTCTGCCGACACATTCCAGGCTCCCGCAACCTCATTGATAAGGTCCAGGCCAATATCCTCACAATGTACGTCTAATTCATCGTCTCCTTCAACGGTCATGATGGTATAGAGCCTGTCTTTTCCGTACTTATCCTTGAATGCAATATAATTTCCTTCCGTGATGTATTTAACATCTTCATGGTCGGGAAATGTCGTAAAATCATAAGTTCCGATTGCCACATTATTCGTAAGCGAAATCGTCTGTCCTTGATTAGCCCCGCTATCATCAATCCGCAAGCTGTCCGGCGAATCTGTGGACGGATTGCACAGTACATGCATGTCACGCCCGATGATAAACCATTCCATCTATAACCACCTCTCTCTATAAGTTATTGTAACTTCTGGTATTTGCGAAAATGTTGATGTTACAATGCCAAGTGTATGTTCTCCTGGAGGAAGAAGTAACGGTCGGCTTCCAATGTCTACGGTATCCCAATCCAAGATTCCGTTAATGTATAGCTTGTTTGAATTTCCATCCAAATAAATCTCATCATCCGGCTGGAAATAATTTGGAATATCATCATATTTCTGAACATTATGCTTTACCACATTGATTGCTCTTAACAAATTGTTTCGAATCGCCGGATTCGTTTTGTATCCTGCACCGTACCAGGTAATCTTCCTAAGTTTCGCCGAAGAATCCTCCGCCTTAAAGGTCTTGCTGATTCCAGCGTAACTGAATTTGACCGTAATGTTCTCTCCAATCTTTTCTACTCGCATGCAAGCACCATCACCTTCGCGTCCCGTCACATAGAACTTCGTAGTGTTTTTGGTATCCCAAACGCGCTTCTGACCAATATAGATTGCCATATCTGACCTTTCAAGAGACGCATTGTTGTCTTCAAACACCACCGACACGATGATTTTGTCATCTGCATCCGAGAATGTTACAGAATTGTGTCCGACCTGCTTTCCTGCATCAGATCCAGCCCCAACTGTGTTGAAATCAAAACGCCAGTCACAACGCCAGTTCTCCGGGTATTCGCCGTTTGCGTCCGCCGGCACCGTCTTAGTCAATGCTGCCCCATGCCAGCTGTCGCCAGTCTTATAATTGGAAACTTTCGCGTATCCTTCTATTTCAGACTCCTTGACATAAGTTATTGCCCCAGACTGCAGTCTCTCCGGCGTGACCGGCGGCGTGATTCCCTGGTTAAGCGCCCAGCCACAGTCCCTGTATAAGTGGTCATCAAATAATCGGTCGGACGCTTCATAACTCACACCATCTACTTCTTCCGGGTGTCCAATCTGGTAAAAACGGTCATCCAGAGTCAATCCAAGATATCCATTCTCAGACTTCATGAGTGCTGTGACATTAATTGGAACTGCTTTTGTCCCTTCATTTTTCAGTGTGATTTCCGTAGCTGTTCCATTATTTGTTGCCGTCTTTTCCGTTGTTTTGTATTTGTACGGGTCTGTACATATGAACGAAAAGCTGCCTACAACATTCAGTCTTCCGGGATCTACGTCTCCAACACTTTCTTTTGTGCCGATAAAATATTTATCCTGCTCATCTCGAAAAACCAGCTCTGCTTGTTCTACACTGATCAGAGAACATAGCTTATTAAATTTTTCTCGGAAATCTTCCGGGCTGTTGCTGAGCATCTGATAATTCACTTGAATTGTCCGAGATTCATCCCTCTTCTGCTTATAGCGTCTGCCATCCTGATTCCCAATCTGAATATTGCTAACTTCAGATTCTAACAGTTCGCGCCCTTCCACGCTTAAGGTTCTATAGCCCTCAATTTCATTTTCGATGTATATTCCATTAATGCAGAGTGCCTCGGAAGGCAACTCTGTGTTATCCTGACTCTCTGTCGTGTCTATGAATTTATACATATCTTGCCTCCCTATCTAACTCCGCTTTTTCTTCTGTTCTGCTTATCAAGCTTTTCAAGTTCCTCCTGCGTATAAACCGCTGAAGCTTTTGCAACCTGTTTTCCATCAATTTCAACCGGAACATAAATGGTATATTTCATCTTGTTCTCAAATGTCCCTCCCTGCTCTTGCAATTGCACGTCTTTTCTACACATGTCTCTGATAGTAAACGTTCCGATGCCATCTGCAGCCAATGCTTCAAAATTCATATTTCCAGTCGTAAACGTATCAGAAACTACATCGAACACTTTTGCCGCAACATTTGAAATCTTCGAGGTATACTTTTCAAGTCCTCCACCAACGCCTAAATCAATCATTTTTCCAACATAGACTCCCCATCTGGCAGGACTGTGAATGCCGAAGAATGCTAATACCTTATCTTTAAAACTACCTAGAACGCCCTTTGCTGCGTTCCATAATGCTCCAGCACTACTACTAATTCCATTAGCAATACCACGAATAATGTTTACACCTACACTTAACCAATTTGTTTTTGTAAATGCATTAAAAACGCCAGTCACTACCTTTCCTGCAGCACTGAGAACTTGAGGTGTTGCAGAAATCAGACCAGATGTCAACTTGCTTACAATCTGTATTCCTGCAGTCAATATCTGTGGAAGATTTGTAATGATTGCTTTCGCAATCGCTACGACCAGCTTTGCTGCAGCAGATAATATTTTAGGAAGATTGTTGAGTAAGCCGTCAGCCAATGTATTGATAATTCTTACAGCAGAATCAATCACCTGTCCAGTGTTACTGCTCAGTGTATCTACCAAAGCTGTAATCGTATTAATTGCAGCCGCAATAATTTCCGGCAACGCCAGTGCAATTCCTGTAGCCAGATTTTCAATAATGACCAAACCCTGCTGAATCATCTGTGGCAGATACGTTGTTATAGCCGACGTCAGATTATCAAATAATGCGGATATTCCCGTAAGAATCACCGGCATATTATTTAAAATTCCTTGCGTTAAAGACTCAAGTATCGATAGTCCGCATAGCAATAACTGTGGTGCTAGACTGATAACTGCATTACCAATTGCTCCCACCAGAGTCAGCATGCTCGTAAGAATAACATTCATATTCCCCGTCACGCCTTGAACCAGCGCATTTAATATATCTATGCCCGCTGTTGTAATACTTGGTAGAAGTGACGCAATCGTGGTCAATATTTGAGCCAGTACTCTGGATCCGGTCGCTGCAAGTCCTGGAAGCTGACTGACGATTCCTGCCGAAAAACTACTGATTACTTCCGGTCCTTTTTCTCTAGCTAACGCCAGCATATTTGTCAACTCAGCACCGAATTTCCCGTTAATCAGTCCCAGTCCTGCAACCACAAGACCTAATATCGCTACTGGTCCCACTGATGCAAGAGCTGCCTTAAATACCAATCCCATCATACTTACCATTGATGATAGTGCCTTTGTTCCGGCAGAAGCTGACGTGTATAATCCTTTACCTACACCCTTTCCGATTTTGTAAAATGATGCTGGTATTCGGTCTGCAAGTGCATTAAACTTTCCTTTGACTGCAGTTGTTGCTTTTCCAGCAACCGACTTCAAGCCTTCCATTTTTTCATGCACACTGTCTGGTATAAATGAGCCAACCGTCGCGGAAACTTTCCAGAATTTTTCCTGTATACCATGTCCAACATCAATAGCCTTATTTCTTACAGCATCAAGTCTTTCTAGACTCTCTTTGGTATCTTTATTAAGCTTCTTAAAACCATCAGATTCAAAGTCCATTTTCCCACGCAGTACCTGCTTCATTCCGATGATTTTCTTAACAAAATTCTGTGTTTCTCCATTCAGTTTTTCAAATTTCTTACTTCCTGGTTCTAGTTTCCCCGCTAATGCCTTACCAAATATAGTTGTGGTCCTACTTGCCCCTCTTATTTTATCTGCCACATCTCCTACTGTATTGACTACACTATTCATTCCAACGTTAACCTTTGAAATAGCAGGTATGATTCCATCTAAACTAGCACCCGCACCGCCAAGCGCCAACATGGGCGCCACAGGTGTCAATACCTTTATTAAATTCTGTATTTTGGCAACTGCAGTATCTGCCTCAGCAAAACTCTCAATAAAAGTCTGCACTTTGTTAAGTCCGGCTTCTGCAATTGTTCCTATACGATTGATACAGCCTTCAATATTGGGAAGCCCATTGCTTTGCAGTACTGTATCAATTGCACTTAAGATTCCTGTCATTCCTCGTGTTACTGCCGTCTGTGCATTCTTAAAGGCTGTAGCAATTCCACCTGACGCCGTTTTTGCCCTCGCTGCAAATCCATTGACTCCACCATCCAGTTCAATCAGTTTTTCATTAAATTGATCAAATGTAATTTCTCCGGATTTCAAAGCATCATACAAATCATTCTGTGCCGATACTCCTGCATATCCAAATGCTTTCGCCACATCATTCAATGCAACTCCCATCGTTTCCTGTAGAGTCCTCCACGACATAATATCCACAGAGCCTTTTGATAGCATTTGAATATACTGCGTAAGTCCTCTTTTTGCATCATCTGTACTTGAACCTGATGTAAGAAATGCATCATTTAATGCAATCGTTGTTTTTGTAGCTTTTTTTAAATTTCCTGTTAATACGGCAATCCTCTGTGCTGTTGAAGCAACTTCATCTAGAGCTGTCGGTAATCCTTTTGTTCCGTCTGAAAGTTCTTTCATAGCTTGCGAACTATCTTCCGCCGAAAATCCAATCTGTTGCAATACTTTTGGAAAACGGTTCAGAGTATCGTATCTTGATACCGCCTTATCCATTGAATTAGATAAAACGTTAAACGCAGCGCTGGCAACTTTTATCACTCCCAATGCTGCAGCTACTGACTTGAATCCTGACGTCACTTTTCCAGATGTAGCAGATAAAGTCTTATTTTTCTGGTTCATTCCGTCCAATAACAGATTTGCTTTCGCCATTGTGGACGTAAAATTTTTATCCAACGC